CCTATCATCGATAGTCATTTTATCGACTGAGATGTCTGTAAGTCCTTCATCTTCAAGATGTGACTTGTAATCAGCTTCACACCAGTCAGGTATGTTATCGATAGTATAGGATTGGTTGTATGTACACGCTGTATGTACAGCAAAGTAATATAAACCTTCTTCAGTCATCGGTTTTGCGTTAGCAAATTTGAGTAGACCACGTTCCATATCCTTACCTTGATAGTTTAGATACGATTCACGGTAGTATAGTCTGCCACGGTAGTCGGCATCTACATACTGAAAGAAGATTTTATCCTTCAATGCTTCGGCTTTCTGTATAGTCATGTTGTATGCATCAAACTTACTACGGTTTTTAAGTAATACTAACTTAGCATTCCAGTGAGTAGCAGCTTCATCATACTTAGCCTGAGCTTTTTCCAATAGCTTTTTGTTAGGCTTATTACGTAGCTTGTTAGTTAAACGTCGTAACTCGCTGTAATATTTCTTTTCCAAAGACTTATTGCCTAACTCTGGTTTAAAGACGGTATTATTCCAGTATAAGTCTTTACCTTGTAACTCATCGTTGTTACCAAAAATGCAGTAACGGTAGTTCTTACCGGTCTCATCTGATACCTTTAGGTTTTCAGTTACAAACTTACGTTTGTTCTTTATTACTGCTTCCAAGATGTCGTTATCAATAGTCCATGCTGTTTGTTGCAGCTTGTTTATTGCATTAACAAACGGTTGATCTAACAGATCCTTGAAATCTTGGTCCTTATCATATCCCCAATGTTTAATAACAGGATGTCCATTATCCTGAAACAAATTATGGACACGATTAATTTTAGTAAATGAGGTATTTTGTATTAGCTCATTGACTACATCAGATGGTAATGATCCTATTTGTAACCACTTTTCTGATGTCTCAATCATGTAAGGTGCCCGGCTAAATGGCTTTTTACCTACCGGGTTTTTCTCCCATTCAACTTGTGCTTCAGTAGGAGCTCTAAATATTTTTATGTAACCACATTCATAGAAACCTTCTAGAACTAGGTCGCCGACTGTTACATCGGCTCTAAAACCTAGCTCTACACCTTGCCTGAGTAGTACGTTTTTACCTATTGCAACTGAAGCTGCAGTAAGTTTACACGTAGCTGACTCAGACGTAGACGTTTTTCTAAAGTGGTATTGTAGTATAGTTAATGCATCATACACCAGTTGTTTCGGCTGTAACTCGTGTTGGAGTACTAGCTTCACTGCCCATCGTTGAGGCGTGCTGAGTATCTTCTGCTCTAGATAATCTATTATATTCTGCATTCATTCTCCTTGTTTTGCGAAAAGGATTCTGAGCTACATTTAGTAAGTCAGATCCTCTTCTTAGGCAACATTTTATCTCATGAGCTTCTACAATAGTAGCTTCTTTGTCGGTCATTTGACCGCCTTTTATCTTTACAATATCTTGTATCTTGTACGTATCAAGCTTATCTAGTAACCACACATGATGGTCATAACTGCGGTTTGTAATTTGATAAGCTCTGTGTAATGTACCTTTACCTACATAGATTACTTCATCAGTATCTGGATCTTGGTGAAAGTAAACACAATACATATCCTCAGGATACCTAATAACTTCGTTAGTATTTTCTCTTATTTCAATGTTTCGCATTCATGCACCTCCACACCATTATCTAATAAAAACTTTAATGCTTCTAACTCAGGTACTCGCTTACCATTCTTATTAGACTTATACACTTCAGCATATATCATTCGCTTTATACCTGCTTGTAATATAAGTTTAGTGCAGTCTTTACAGGGTGAGTGAGTTAAATACAACGTAGCATCTTCAGAAGACGAAGTTGAAGCTGCTAACTTAGTTATTGCGTTTGTTTCTGCATGTACTAGTTCCCATTTAGTTTTACCTTTAGAGTCTCGTGTATTGTTATCCATACCGTGAGGTGTACCATTCCAGCCGTAGCTAAGGATCTTATTACCCCTAGCTATTACTGCACCTACCTTGAATTGTTCGTCACGAGATCTAAGGGCTACTACTCTAGCAATGTTCATGTACATCGCGTCATCCTTAGATAATTTCAAAGCCATCTCCTTTCTCTAGTCTACCTGTTGCTTGATTGTATTTGCTGTTGCCAGCAGGTCCTGTTAAGCCGGTGTATCTAGATTTAAGAACTGAAAACTTAATCTGATTACGATCAGACTCATTTACAGCTACTAAGTTTCTTGAAAAAGCAATAATGTCAAATGATATTTGTTTGATACTACCACTACCTTTAATGTCGTCAATAGAAGCCATGTTGCCTTCTTCGAATGCACCACCACCTGACTTACGTAAGTGGCTTACAATACCTAGCCATACGTTATGCTTCTTTACTACCTTTAGTAAGTCACTCATAACTTTATCTACTGCTTCATTGCCTGACAGTCCTTCACTACCTTCAGACACAGCAATAGTAATATGATCTAGGAATAAATACTTGCATCCCATAAGAGCCATGTATTCTATTTTATCTATCAAAGAACTATCATCGACAGAGCCTTGATGGTCTAGCAGTATAAGACGCTCGTCTTTAAACACAGCTTCAAAACCATCTCTCAATTCTTTGTCGGTAACAGGTATGTCACCACCTACTCGTTTATTAATAGGCATACCAATAAACTTTTCAGCTGTATCACCTACGCTTTCTTCTAAAGATATAAGACCAACTCTATCTTCTTTAGCTGTACGAAGTAAGTGCCAAACAATCTCTTTAATAACAGTAGATTTGCCTGAGCCTGTACCACTAGTAAATAAAGTAATCTCGCCTTGTCTCATACCTTTTAGTTTTTCGTTGAGACCATTTAAGCAAGCAGGGTAAGGTATTGATTCGGTGTTTTGCCTTTCTATAAACTTATCCCATATAACTTCGCCACTAAGTATACCAGCTGGGTTGTACTTTTGTGCATTCCATATTACGTTAGTAACTTCTTTTGCACCATGCTTCATGTATAAATCACTAGCGTCTTTTTGATCTGCTGATACTACCTTTACTTTATCAAAGCCAATAATCTTACTAGCCTCGTTAATAGCTTTTAAACCAGCAGCATCATTATCAAACCATAGTATAACAGATTCAAATCGTCTAATCCACTCTCGTTGCTGTAATAGTATTTGTAGCTGGTTAGCAGACGGTATAGATACAACAGGATATATCCTCTTATTAAAGTCTAAGCAAGCCTGTGCTACTGTTAGCGCATCTATCTCGCCTTCAGTAATAACTAGCATTCTACCTCCTGTAAATTTATCTTGACCAAAAAGCTTTTTAGCTTTACCAATCATTCTAAATTCTTTAGGTAGTATACGTATCTTGTAAGCATCATCTCCATATGGATAGAAATGTGCTGGCTTGTCATCGTACTGATGTGTCTTAACACCAAAGTATTTTGCTACATCCTCCGAAATATTTCTGCTAGGCATACCAAAACAAGGGTACTTATGAATATCGAGGACATCCAGTTGTCCATTATTATTTGTATCGGCATTGGGTCCATTACTAGTTACTCCTTTTACTTTTGTAAATATTTTCGCATCTTGATTACGATACGTCCCACATGCGAAGCAATACGTGTGATTGTCGGTAGAATCAAGCATCACACCATCAGAGCTTCCACAATCTTCGCAAGGATAGCGCTTATTGTCTACATAATTGTTCAATATTTATCTCCAGTTTCTCCTCGCCTCTTTTGACGAGATGTTTATGTGCTTCTATTTCATAACAGTATCTGTCGTTCCATTCAAATACTTTTTGCAACGCATCTAAAGACGGTTTAAGTACGTTATCTAGATCTGACGCTCTGTTACTAAAGAACACGTTAAATATTATCTTAATGTCGGCAGCCCTTTCGAACTGCCAACTTTGATCTTCAGTAGCTTCTTTAAATCGTTCAAGAAACTCCTTGTACTCTTTGGTCGGGTACGTCTGCGTGAAGTTCCTTCCGTCCTTCGTTCGTATCGCTCGTATCCCTTCCATTCTGTTTGCCGACATCGGCTTTCCTGGTATAACGATCTTCATAATTCCACTCCTCAAGATCCCATGTACGTTTCATGTAAATTAAGTTACCAACCATATTAAGCTGTTTTTGCCAGCCTTTACCATACAGTCGTTGCCATACATCTACTACAGTATCCATACGATTGTCATATGTAGTTTCAGCAAGAGCTTTTTGTGCTGTCTTAATACCAAAGCCTCTTTTTACTTTAGGTATGTCATCACCACTATCGCCTATAAGTAGTTGTGTACAGAAATTCATGTCAGCTACTTCATCGTCAACAAAATAAATTTGTTTAGAGTTGTAGTTATAATGGTTACCAGGCACTTGATTTATGTCTTTATCAATATGCGCAATCACAAAGTCTTGCTCAGCTTCTCTTGCTTCGTAAGACCATATAGATACTACATCATCAGCTTCCATACCGTCTGATTGTACAGCAGACCAGTCATTAACTAGATAAGCATGAGCATCATTAAGACGTTCTTTAAGCTTATCATCTAGTTTATTTTTACGAGAAGACTTGTAGCCAGAGTATATGTCGTATCTAAAATTACCTTTGCCTTTTATGGCAATGTAAGTTTCATCTGCAAACGTATCTGCAATCGTGTCTTCTATTATTTTACGAGTAACAACTCGAGTATCATGCTTAGTGCTTTGAGTACAAGCAGCTTTAAACATAACACTATCGGCATCAATAAATAATTTCATGTAATGTCCTTATATTTATCGCGTTTACGATTATACTTTCTTTTATCAGGTATAACCTGTTTAGCTTTCCTTTCACGCAGCAACGCTCTCGCTACTGGGTTTATTAACGGAAGCTTTATTTTTATTGGAACCTTTGGAACTCTCATAATAAATCTCCGGTCTTGGCCAACAGTTATTTAAATATACCATATCAGCTTCGTGTACTGGTTCTCCCGTGTTTACATCTACAAATGTAGAAGTTTTATACGGGTTATACATAGCTTGTGCAGCATGAAGCATTCTATGGTTAGTATGATCATCACCTCTAACAAAGAAGCCTCTTACAAAAGCATGTACGTTCTTTTTCTTTTCATTGAGAACCTTGGCTCTGCCGGCAGGTTGTACTGCAAACTTACAGTTACGTAATGTCAGTACGTTAGTATGAAACCATACTCTACCTGCGTGTCTTACTGAAAAGGTTTTCTTATGTAGGTTATAATATACCTCTACCCATGTGTGCATTAGTGTACCTCCGCATATGAGTTGCCTATTACATAATCACCACCATCCATGCATTCCACACCAAACCATTTAGGTGCTTCACGAAAAGATTCTTGTAGTATCTCACCGACTCTATGAGAGTCTTTATCACTAGCAATCCATGCTTGCTCGTCATGATAGAATATAGCAGGATAAGCATCAAGCTTTTCCTCTTTAATTTTATTCATAGCATAACTCAAAGCTGCTTTACAAGTAATACCTTCGGTAGTTTGTAATAGATAATTAAGTACTTGGTAATCAGATCTAGCAAAGATCTTACGACCATCTAATCCTGGTATACAACCATACTGATTGAATACTCCACGTAGTTTATTAACTAGCTGCTCAAATCCAGGTAGATTTGCCATGAACTTTTGTCTTGCCTCTTTACCTTTAGGCGCACTGCTTACCCCCGTAAGAGTTTGACCAAGCTTTGCATCGCCTGCACCAAATAGAATAGCGTAGAGAAAAGACTTAGCCACGCTCCTACTGCAACCAAGAACATCAGCATTGCGTGTATGTTGATCTCCATTAACCACCAAGTCTGTGTAGGATTTATCTCCCACGTAATGGCATAAACCACGCAGCTGATTCCCAGCGGAATCCGCACCAACAACCCTATAACCTGGCTCAGCAATGAATAGTTCCCTAAGCATTCTACCATACGCTGCATCCACTGCTGGTAAGTTAACGATAACTTCGTGACGGCATCTAAAGCTAGGAGTACCAATAGTAAACATCCTACCATGAAGACGATAGTTTCCTGTGTCATCTTTCTGAATCCTCTCTAACCAAGACTCGATAGTTGCTTTACGGTTCTTAATAGTATAGTACCTATCAATTAGCTTACCTTGCCTACCTAGTTTTGCTAGTGAGGTTGATGTAAGCTTAGGTCCTGTACGTATCCAGTTACCTGTATGCCCTCTCTTTACGTTCCAGTCATCTGGTTTCCAGCCAATAGTTAGTAACCACTCTTTAACTAATTCCATATTACTTAATGTTACTTTTTCTATTTTACTTCTTTGAAACTCCTGACCAGGTTGTATTGGAGGATTACTTGATAAAGCATCTTCGCCTATTACATTGTTGCCTAAATACTCAGACAGTATCCTTGCTGTAGTAGCTGTGTACAATCCTTTCTTAGTATACTTAGCCGTCTTAGGTGCTTTATCTATAAATACTTTAGTTGTACCTAGCTTTGGCTCAATGATGCTTTCTATCTTATTCATATGTTTAGTCATAAGTCTAAGATTTTCTTGAGCTTTACTTAGATCAAACAGCCAGCCGGTCTTTCGTACTATACCTTCGAACTCAGCTACATCATGCTCGACTCTCAAGCCTTTCTTGATTAAGCCATTGATTTGTATAGCTTTTTCTAGCTCAGCCAATAGCACTTCGTAAACTTTAGTATTTAATTTTACATCTTGAATACAGTAGTCTATCATTCGCGGATCGTATGTCTTAAATCCGTCAGCAGCCCATTCACTGTTATCCATTTTATTAAAGCCAAGGTAACTACCCCAGCCTGCCAAGCCATGTTTATGTTGTCGGTTAAACTGCAATGTCTGGCTCATGACCCATGTGTCGATCAAAGCAGTTTTAGAAGACGGTTTCCACCCATAAAGTTTTTCCAATGCCATCAAATCAAAACCAATAATGTTATGACCAATCAGTGCATCAGCATTCCTCATGAAGTCTAGGCCATTTTGAATGTCGGTAAACGTGTAAAGCTTTTTAGTTACAACGTCTTGACAGACAAGTACATGGCACTTCGTCATATCTTCTAAAAACCCGTCGGTTTCTATGTCAAATACTAACTGCATATTTTTCCTTTCTAATATACTTTTAGTAGCGCGGGTTTATCCCGCGCCTTTAAGTTCTTCTTTATACTCTTTAAGCCTAGATTCTAACATCTCAATAATCTTTGAGTCTGCTTTACGTGCTTTGAGTATATCAACTTCTATCTTTAAGTGATTGATATGATTGATTAATTTACTTCTGCTCATAGTCTGGTTCGTCATCAACGTAATCCTTTCGTAAGAAGTAATGAGTGATTCCTGTGTTATTTGTGTGGTCTGGATCGACCCATTCATCAGGCTTTATCATATCAGGTAGGCCTAAAGGATTAGGTCTAGATTCTTTTTCACCTGGTTCTTTACTCATGTTAGCTCGATGTACTCTATGCCAAGCTGTATTAGCATCGACTTGTAGTATATCTAATGTGCCTATTGCTATTACACAAAGATCAATCAAGCCGTCTACAATATCATCTGCATGTCGGTACTTTATCGCTTCTTTAGTTTCATTTAGTTCTTCATCAAGAAACCTCATACGAAACTGTAGAAACTCGTGCAAAGAATAGTAATCCTTTTCTGCCAGCTTTCTTTTTACCCACGCATGCACCCCGAATTTGAGGTGCATGTCGTGAATGTTCTTAGGCCAGTCAATATCGCTATCTACCTTAGACCATTTAGCATTCATATCTTTCTCCTGTTTTAATTTCCATAATATCCAATCATAGTATCTTTCTGGTTCACGCATACCTTAATTCATCTGCTTTTTCAGAAGATCCCAACGTACCGTCTAATTCTGAAATGCTAGGAAACCTTTTAGGAATATCACTTTGGATAGATCCCTTTGTATTTCTACATTTCCATAATACGTTTCTTGATTTACTAGGATACAATGGTGCGAATATAGTTGCAAGATAGTTTGTATCGTAGTACTCACTAAGCTTTGAGAATATAAAATTCATATCACCATTAAGATGTTGCTTGTAGTCTTTTTGTGAAGCAAACGTACCATAATGATCTACTATTTGAAACCCTTTTGCTTCTAACAGAGCACCGAACGCTTCATAAGTCATTTCATTTACGTGGTTCTTAGCTGCTCCTACCTTTTTGTCATAGCACGGTGTTGAGAAGTAACAGGTTCCATCAGGAACTACTACATCGGCTATCTTATCTAATATTGCTGTAGCTTTTAAAGGCTCAACATGCTCAAGCACTTCAAGACAAACACTAACATTAAAGCTATCTTCTATAATGTCGGTTTTAGTAAAGTCTACGTTGTCTATTAGGTGAGGCTGAAACGTAGTGTTATCAAACATCTGTGGTATTTCCATCTTGTTATACTCTATACCTACATAGTTTCTTGGTGCCATTCGGTTTGTCATTAGCATTCTAGCTAACGGCATATCTTTACCACAACCTACATCTATTATGTCGGCTTCTTTATACTTACCACCAAGGTTTAGATCCTTAGCTATCTTAGTCCATCGTAAGCAGTGAGCTATATAATCTCTATGTATAAAGCCTCTAGCTTCTGCTTGGTCTATACTTAAGTGCGTGTTATCTATTTCTTTTCCTCTAGCGTTAGCCATGTTATCTCCTTAAAATATTATTCCGTATACTACGGCGTTAAGTGCTAGTGTCATAGCTACTATTAAGCATATGATCAGTAACAGTGAGTGATCTTCATTCATACATCAATACCTTTCTCTTCATAATACTTACCTA